TGAAAAAATCAAATCACTCGCAGAGAGTGTAGAATTCTCCACAGAGGACGAATACAAAGACAAACTTGAGACAATCCGTGAGAACTACTTCCCATCAGGTACTAAACGTGCCAATGAAGAACAGTTGCATGAAGAAATAGGCGAATCAGACGAAAAGACTGTTGCTGATCCAATGGTTGCCGCTGTCGCTAAAGTAATTTCAAAAACTAGAATTTAATTAAAGTAATAACAAGGAGATAACAATGTATTTGTCCGAAGGTCTACAAAAGAAATGGGAAACAGTATTGGAACATCCAGAGATGGCTCCAATCAAAGATCCATATCGTAAAGCAGTTACTGCTGTTATTCTTGAGAACCAAGCTCAAGAAATGATGAAAGAAGCCGGCATTCTTCACGAAGCAGGTTCACCAACAAACTTCGCTGGTACAGGCGGTTTTGGTGGTAGTGCTGCTGCTGCTGGTCCAGTTGCAGGTTTCGACCCAATCTTAATCAGCTTGGTTCGTCGTTCATTGCCTAACTTGATTGCGTATGATGTTTGCGGCGTTCAGCCAATGACAGGTCCTACCGGTCTTATTTTCGCAATGCGTACCCGTTATGCATCACAAGCTGGTACAGAAGCATTCTACAACGAAGCTAACACTCAGTTTGGTGGTGCTAATACTGCTCTAGCTGCTCAGATTGCTAGCCAGTTGACTGCTCTTACTATTGCTGCTAACACAACTGAAGTATTCCAGTCAAACGCTGCCGCTGCTACTGCAATGACAACTGGTTCTGCTGAAGCTCTTGGCGATGGTGCTGCTGGTAACACCTTCCAAGAAATGGCATTCTCAATTGAGAAAGTTACCGTTACTGCTCGTACCCGCGCTCTAAAAGCAGAATACTCAATGGAACTTGCTCAAGACTTGAAAGCAGTTCATGGTCTAGATGCAGAAACCGAACTAGCAAACATTCTTTCAACAGAAATTCTTGCTGAAATTAACCGTGAAGTTATTCGTACCATTTACGGTGTTGCTAAGTTGGGTTGCCAAGTTGGTACAACCAACCCTTGCGTTTTCGACCTAGACACCGATTCAAATGGTCGTTGGATGGTTGAAAAAGTTAAAGGTCTTGCCTTCCAAATCGAGCGTGAAGCTAACACCATTGCCAAGACAACTCGTCGTGGTAAGGGTAACATCTTGATCTGTTCTTCAGATGTTGCTTCTGCTTTCGCAATGGCTGGTATTCTTGACTACAACTCAGCACTACAGGGTCAAGTTAACCTAACCGTTGATGATACCGGTAACACATTCGCTGGTACAATGTTCGGTCGTATCAAAGTTTACATCGATCCATATGCTCAAGCATCTTCAACCAACGAGTTTGCAGTTGTTGGTTTCAAAGGTACTAACGCATACGATGCTGGTATCTTCTACTGCCCATATGTTCCTCTACAAATGGTTCGTGCAGTTGATACCGGTACTTTCCAGCCAAAGATTGGCTTCAAGACTCGTTACGGTCTAGTTGCTAACCCATTTGCTGAAGGTACTACACAGGGTCTTGGTAACTTGAACAAGCAAGCAAACAACTACTACCGTGCGTTTGCAATCAAGAACATTATGTAATAAAAAATCACCGTAGAGTGATCTTTAAAGAGGACTCCCTAAAAAGAGTCCTCTTTTTTTCGCCTAAATATACCATATGAGTGAAATAATTTTGATTAATGACCTCATTGATTTGAGGCATCGTAAACAAAAAGAACTTGAGTTCTACAACGAACAATTGGAGCAACTTAAAGATAGAATGCTTTACATTCGCAGAGAAATAGATTTAACAACAAAAATTATCCACATGATTGAAGAAGAAAAGTTGTTAGATATAAGAGAACATATCAAATGAGCGCACTAACAAGAAACCCAAAAAATCCTAATTACCTGCACCCTAATAAATTCCAATTGAATTTTTCTAGGTTGCCTAACATGCAGTATTTTTGCCAGACAGTTGTTGTGCCTGGAATATCGATGGGTGAATCATTGACGCCAAATCCTTTTGTTGACCTATATAAACCAGGTGAAAAAGCAATCTATGATTTGCTGAATGTAACTTTTATGGTCGATGAAATGTTGAAATCGTGGCTTGAAATACACGATTGGATTCGTGCCATGACTTTCCCTACAGACTTCAAAGAATATCAAAATTTAGGCTTGTTAAGTAAGACTGCGGGTATAAGACAGCAAATGGGTATACCGCCACAGTATTCTGATGCAACCATAACGATATTGTCTTCAGCAAACAATCCAACATATCGATTTAAATTTTATGATGTTTTCCCAACCAGTCTGTCATCTTTTCCAATGTCTTCAAATGATGGTCCTGATTCAACCATTACTGCCGATGCCACCTTCAGATATGCCTATTTTGATGTTGCAAAAGTGAATTGATTCTGTTATACTCCTAGTAGGAGGTTTACTATGAATAAACTTGATGAACTGTTACAGATGTGGTCGAAAGACTCTGTTATCGATAGAACAGAGCCAGGTAAAGAACTAATTAACATACCGCAATTACATAGCAAGTATTTGAACATACTTTCTCGGCATCGTTTGCTTGCGAAAGAGTGTGAGTATAAGTTTAACAGAATGAAGAAATTGAAATGGGAATACTATACTGGAAAACTTGACGATGACCAACTCAAACACTATGGATGGGAGCCATTTCCTTTTGTATTGAAATCCGAAATCAATACATACTTTGATAGTGATGAAGATTTGAACAAACTCTCCGCTCAAAGAATATTGAATGAAGAAATCGTTGAAGTCTGTCAGAGCATACTTAAAGAACTAAATTCACGAACATTTCAATTGCGTGATTTTATAGCATGGGAAAGATTTATACAAGGTGTATGATATTCAGCTATTGAAAGTTAATGAATCCTACCTTCATGTAATCTGTGAGCGTAGTATTGCACAAGAACTTTCAGATTTTTTTACTTTCTATGTTCCGGGGTATCAATTTACACCGGCATATAAATCTCGTTATTGGGATGGTAAAATACGCCTGTTAGATTTGAGAACCATGAACATATATCGTGGACTCATTCCTTACATAGAAAAGTTTTGTGAAGAGAGAAATTATACTATCGATGTAGATGTTACTTTAAAGGTAACAGAAAACTTTTCTGGTATTGAAGCAACAGAATTTATATCGACTCTCAACTTACCATTTGAAGTAAGAGAGTATCAATGGAAGTCTTTTCTTCATGCTGTGCGTAACAAACGAGTGTTGTTACTATCACCAACAGCATCAGGTAAATCTCTAATACTATATTTGATTATTAGATACCTTCAAACAAGTCACAAAAAAGGTTTGTTGATTGTACCTACTACATCATTGGTTGAACAGATGTATAAAGACTTTGAATCTTACGGTTACAATTCAGAAGAATATTGTCATCGTCAATACTCAGGTAAAGAAAAACACACAAAGAAGTTTTTGACCATCACTACTTGGCAATCTATCTACAAGAATGATGCTGATTACTTTGAACAATTTGATTTTGTTCTTGGTGATGAAGCACACCAATTTAAGGCAAAATCTCTTACAACGATTCTCTCTGGCTGTATCAATTCAGATTATCGTATAGGTTGCACAGGTACACTTGATGGTACTCAAACACATAGGTTGGTACTAGAAGGTCTGTTTGGACCTGTATATAAAGCAACCACAACAAAAGAACTGATGGACAATGATCATCTAGCAAAATTTAAAATCAAATGTCTAATATTGAAATATTCTGAAAGCATTTGCAAACAATCACGAGACTGGTCATATAACGATGAAATAAATTATATCATACTAAATAAATCAAGAAACGAATTTATCAAAAACTTAACTTTGTCTCTTGAAGGTAACACTTTAGTATTGTTCCAATTTGTTGAGAAGCACGGTAAAGATTTATACGAACTGATTTTATCATCTGCGAAAAAGAGAAAAGTATTTTTTGTTTTTGGAGGTACAGATGTTGAAGTTAGAGAATCTGTTAGAAGCATTACTGAAAAAGAAAGTGACGCAATTATTGTTGCTTCTTATGGTACTTTTTCTACTGGCGTTAACATTCGAAACCTACACAACATACTCTTTGCCTCTCCTTCGAAGTCTCGGATTAGGAATTTGCAGTCAATAGGTAGAGGTCTGAGAATTGGTGACAATAAAAAAGAAGCGACATTGTTTGATATATCAGATGACATGAGAGTAGGTAAACATACAAATTATACCTTGAAACATTTCATCGAAAGAGTTAAGATATACGATGAAGAAAAATTCAATTACAAGTTTTACAACATAGAGCTAAAAGATGCATAACATAAAAATTGTAAGACTACAATCAGGCGATGACATTATCGCCAATTATACAGAAGATGAAAATTCAGGATTAGTTCATCTCGAAAAACCTATGGCTATTTTTTTCAAAAGATTGCCAACAGGTAGAGCAGTAATGATGATGAGTCCTTGGCTACCGCTTGAATTAGTAGAGAACAATTATGCTGATCTGTATAGCCAAGATATACTTACTATCATAGAGCCAAAAAAATCTCTAATTGAATATTATCAGAATGCGATGGATGATGTGCAGCAGTTGATTGAAGAAGCCAAAGATGAAAACGGCGAAGATACTCTGTTTGAAGAAAGCGATGATGCTGATGATGAAGAAGAAATTGTAGAACAGTTAACTGGTATAGTTAAGGAACTTAAAGGTAATAAAACTATTCATTGAACGGGAACACCGCTATTTTATAGCATTCGAAAAATTTGTCAAGTGATTTGTTAGGTAAATGTAAAAATTTACCTTGAATAGAAGTAAATACTATGTTAGAATGGAATGATTATGAGTAAAAAACACTATGTAAATAATGCAGATTTCCTTACCGCACTTATGGACTATAGGTCTGAGTGTGATATGGCTAAGAAATCTGGCAAACCTGATCCCAAAATTCCTGATTACATCGGTGAATGCTTTCTAAAGATAGCAGAGCACCTATCAAGGAAGCCAAACTTCATTTCATATTCTTTCCGTGACGAAATGATTTGTGATGGTATTGAAAACTGCCTGATGTATTTTCGAAACTTTGATCCAGACAAGTCAAAGAATCCATTTGCCTATTTCACACAGATAATCTACTATGCTTTTCTTCGCCGTATTATGAAAGAGAAGAAGCAACTCTATGTCAAATATAAGGCAACGCAACAGTTTGGTATTCTAGATGAAAATGAAGTCTATGAAGATGAACACGGTAACATAAAGCAATTTGAGTTATATGATAATATTTCCGAATTTATTGAAACTTTTGAAGAGAACCGTGAAAAGAAAAAGAAAACGAAACTAAAAGGTCTTGAAAAATTTATAGATAAAAACGATATAGAGACAAGTAACGAACTATGAAAAAAGTTTCTCAAGGTAAAAATAAACAACATCGTGGTTTTACTATTTTAAGAAAGGAGGGTCTCCAATGAAAATATGTATTCTTGGTGACACACATTTTCGGTGCAAGAGGTGATTCTCTTGAATTCCATAATTACTTCAAACGATTCTATGATGAGATATTCTTTCCTTACCTGTTAGAAAATAGAATCAACATCATATTTCAATTGGGTGATTTGTTTGATCGTAGAAAATTCATAAACTTCAATTCATTACATCAAGCGAAAAAGTATTTCTTTGATGTATGCCGCGAGAATCATATTCATGTTTATGCCTTGGTTGGCAACCATGACATTGCCTATAAGAATACTCTTGAAGTAAACTCACCTAGTTTGTTGTTGAGCGAGTATGATAATGTTCATATCATAGATGATTTTTATACGAATGAATTCCATGGTGTCAGTATGGATTTTATTCCTTGGTTGTGCGATGAAAATCAAAATGATATCCTACAGAAGATAAAAGACAGTAAATCACAAATCTGTTTTGGGCATTTTGAACTTGCAGGCTTTGAAATGGATAAAGGAATAGTTTGTGATCATGGTTTAGATATGAAAGTTCTTGACCGATATGATGTTGTTATGTCAGGGCATTTTCACCACAAGTCAACAAACGGAAATATTACCTATGTTGGCACTCCATATGAAATGACATGGGCAGATTTTCAAGACCCAAAAGGTTTCCATATCTTTGATACCACAAACAGAGAGATGGAATTTATCCGCAATCCATATGATATGTTTGTTAAAATCTTCTATGATGATAACAAACAAGATTTTGATTGGTGGAAAGGGTATGCATTTAGTGAGTTGAAAAGTACCTATGTTAAAGTTGTTGTCGTAAACAAACAGAACCCTTACCTGTTTGATCATGTAATCGATTCGATCTATAAGGCTTCGGCATCTGATATTGCGATTGTTGAAGACTTTAATGATGCAGTATTGGATAGCGATGATGATCTTGTGGATCAAGCCGAAGATACGATTACAATTTTAAATAAGTATATTGACAATCTCCAGTTAGATGTTGAGCCTGATAAGTTGAAAACAATTATGCGTGAATTATATGTTGAAGCATTGAATACAGAAGTTGCTGAATGATACTTTTTAGAAAACTGAAATATAAAAACCTGCTGAGTACCGGTAATTACTTTACTGAAATTCAATTAGATACTTCATCTAACACTCTTGTTGTAGGTGAAAATGGTTCTGGTAAAAGCACGATGCTTGATGCGTTGTGCTTTGCCTTGTTTGGCAAACCATTTCGGTCTATCAACAAACCACAGTTGATTAATTCTATCAATGGTAAAGATTGCGTTGTTGAAATAGAGTTTGATACAAACAACAAGAAATATAAAGTTGTTAGAGGTATCAAACCAAACATCTTTGAAATTTATTGTGACGGCAATCTACTGAATCAAGATGCCGCCTCGCGTGACTACCAAGATCATCTTGAGAAGTTTATCATCAAGATGAATCATAAATCATTCACACAGATTGTCATTCTAGGTTCTGCATCATTTACGCCGTTCATGCAGTTATCTGCTGCTGATCGCCGTGCTATCATTGAAGATTTGTTAGACATAGAAATATTTTCTACCATGAATTCTTTGGTAAAAGAAAGATTGTCTACAAATAAAGAATCCATTTCTACAAAAAAGCACAGTATCGATTTGATCCAACAAAAATATGATCTCTTGAAGAAGCATATTGATGAAGTTAAATTGGACAATGAAGAAAGAGTAAAAGACTATGATTCGCAAATACAACTCATTACAAGTGAGATACAAGTCCTTCACACCGAAATATCCAACACAAATGTTCAAATTGAATCCCTTCAACAACTGGTCAAAGATAAGGTTGAAACTGAATCTAAACTCAAGAAGATTACTAAACTTGAATCGCAGATTGAAGCGAACATATCCAAATTTAAAAAGGATATCAGTTTCTTTCAACATAATGATGATTGTCCAACCTGCAAGCAAAAAATTGCCTTGGGGTTTAAAGAGACAGAACTTGCAAATACCAATGTAAAGGTAAATGAGTGTGAGAATGGTCTGAAACAATTGAATGAAAAGATTGTCGCTGAACAAACTAAACTGAATAGTATTTTAGATACCGAAAAGTCTATCAATAATCTGAACATTGAATTGGCACAAAAGAATACCTCATTGAAAAGTTTGAGTAAGAATCTTGTCTATATCGAATCTCAAAAAGCTAAGTTGGTAAGTAGTAAAACTACCGCAAACAAAGAAGAAAATGATTTAGATGCCGTAGAAAAAGAGTTGGATTCTTTGAGGAAAGATTTGAAAGAACTGATTGACGAAAAGTCCTATTATGATGTAGCATATAACTTGCTGAAAGATACAGGTATCAAAACAAAGATTGTGAAACAGTATCTGCCTGTTATCAACAAACTTGTCAACAAGTATTTGTCTACACTTAATTTCTTTGTGAACTTCAATCTTGATGAATCATTCAAAGAAACTATCAAGTCTCGGCATCGTGATGAATTTACCTACAGTAATTTCTCTGAGGGTGAAAAGCAACGAATCGATATGGCATTGATGTTGACCTGGCGTGCAGTTGCTAAGTTGAAGAATTCATCGAATACTAACTTGTTGATTTTGGATGAGACTTTTGATTCATCGCTTGATTCAAATGGTACAGAAGAACTGATGAGAATTCTTCACTCACTTGAAGGTTGTAACCTGTTTGTGATATCACACAAAGGAGATATTCTACAAGACAAGTTTGCCAATGTCATTCGATTCAAAAAAGAGAAAAACTTCTCAAGGATAGTGAAATGAATTTTCACGAATATCTTTACAATTACAAGAATGTCATTGACAGAGAAGTAGAGGGTTGGTTTTATCCTAAAGACATTATTATCACCTATGGTTTCTTGAAAGAAATATTGAAACCAATAGGTGATGTTTGTGAAATAGGAGTTGCTTATGGTAAAAGTGCTATAGCGATATCTCAATTCAGAGGCGAGAATGCATTTCATCTCTATGATATCTTTCCAGAAGAAGCAAGGCAGATAGCAGAATCGAACATAAGAAAATTTGGCAATGCTAAAAATTTAATTTGGCATCTACAAGATACAACTAAATTGAAATATTCTGATTTGAATTTTAAACCAAAACTTAGATTCCTACATATAGATGGGTGCCATGAACATTCTGCCGTCTTAAGTGATTTGATGTTGTTTAATATTGAAATGCTTGATGAGGGTATCATATCGCTTGACGATTTTCAAGACCAAGAATTTCCTGGAGTTAATAGTGCTGCGTTTCAATTCTCATTGTCACCCATTAACTATAAACAATGGAGAGTATTTGCTATTGGAGATAATAAAGCATATATGTGCCAAATGCCATATGTAGAGCAATATCAAAAAGCATTAGTTGATTACATAGTGAAAGCAAAAAAAGAATATAATGTTCCTTTTGAAATGAACATGGGATTGAGAGAATTACTAGACATAAATGTTCTCATGTGCGATTCGAGGATAATTTGGGATCCAGAAGTCATTAAGTCATCATTATTTGATAAACCTAAGATTGGATAAATTATGAATGAACTACATGAGTTTATAGAGGGTAACAGACTAGCCAAAGTTTATGCAAGAGGTAAAAATTCATATAGAGTTTGGTGCCTAGATATAATAACAGAAGAACAAGAAGAGAAAATTTTTAACGATGAACAACAGGCAGAAGATTTTGCCGAAGAATGGGTGATGAATGTATGAGTGAAATTCTAACAATCAATACTGAACAAGATATTCTAAAAGAAGAAACTATCAATCCACTTCCTTTGTATGATGAGAATCATCCAATGTTGAAGCAATTTATTCCTGAGTATGATGTTACTAGATTGCCTAATCCTGTAGTGTCGAACTTGATAAGTCGATTGAAATTGACCATGAAAAATTACAATGGTCTAGGACTATCAGCCAATCAATGTGGAGTTTTTGAGAGAGTGTTTGTGATAGGTAATGGAGATATGAGTGTAGCTTGTATTAATCCTAAAGTTATATCACAATCAAACAATTTGAAAAATGATAGTGAGGGATGCCTTTCTTTTCCAGGTCTGTTTGTAAAAGTTAGCCGACCAGATTCGATTGATGTTTCTTTCTATGATGAAAATGGTAAACAAAACTTTGCTACATTTGAAGGTTTGACTGCAAGATGTTTTCTACATGAACTAGATCATATGAATGGCATTCGCATGGTAGAGCATGTAAAGCCTCTAGCACTTCAAATGGCAAAAAAGAAACAGCAAAAGATGATTAAGAAGATTGTTAGGTTATCTAAAAAATGAAATTGACTATTGCTCGTTTGAGAAGCGGTACAAATTACAAAGCACCTCTCCATCATATCATGGATTCATTCTATGAGTTGTATAAAGAATACATGAGAAAGAATCCGCAGCATACCTACGGTGTTTGCAACTTTGGCTGGAACTTTGCCAATCGTAAAGATTTGACCGACATAATTGATGCTGATGTTATAATTATTCCTAGTGAGAATGAATTTTTTCAGCACATTAAAGGCTATGTTGATTCTCGCCATAAAGAGCGTTCAGATGAATTTGTCCGGCAAATTGGTGAACATCTTACCAATAAGCATTTGATGATCATGCGTAGTGATCGTGCTGACAACGAAGAACTGTACCGAACAAGAGTATTTAAAGATCAACCTATTGGCAAATTTTCTACTTTTGATGAAATGGATATACCTGGTGGTTTGCATGGTATGAAATATCACTTCATTAAAGGCAATACTACTTTTGACTTGTTTGGTGATCCTGAAAAAATATATGATTTCATTTATTGGGGATGCGATAAGAGAAAGCTAATTGATAACTTGGAATCTGGTGATGAAAGACATTTGATTTTCAAACAAATCAAAAAAGAAGCCAAAATAAATGCCTACTTTATAGGCAGATATAACTCAATTGTGCCTGACAAAAAGATCGATACGATGTATAATCTGTTACCAGTATTGAAGCAAGGTAAGTCTACGCTGTGTTTCAATTGGTTGGATCCTATAGCAACAACAAGTAGGTACCATGAAGCGATTGCCTGTGATATTTTGCCGTTTGTGTGGAAAAACTACGATTCACAAAACACTCTAGTTGCAGATCAATGGCAGAGAGTGGAATCACTAGAAGAATTGTATGACAAGATACATAAAGCAGATGAGATTTTACCTGCAATAAAAGATTACTATGTTCGCAATACCATTAAACCTAAATCATGGTACTACGAAAAATTTGAACAACGAATGAATGAGATTCTTAAATAATGGCTTATAGTTTTGATCCAAAAGATGATGTAGAAACGCAATGGAAAAAGTGGCTTGATTCGGGTGTCGAATATAAAGACATAGATTTTGATGATTTGCGTAAACATACTATAGAAGATTTGACATATGTTTCATCTATGGATGTTCGTGAATATACACTATATCAAAAATGGTGCGAAATCAAAGACAAGTATCCTACTGTAGTTACGAATACTTTGTTTGGTGAAGAAACTCAACTCGTTGACAGAGAGCAACAGTTAATTGTTGATGAAGTAAAAAACAACATTTGGCTACCCAAACAACCTGATGACTATTTGAATCTAGAACCTTATCTGATTTACACAGATGATTCTACAACTACAAGTAGACAAGGTGTTGATGGTTCTATCGTTAAAGAAAAGACTAAGCGTAGTGATTTGCCTGAGAAATGGAACACAGCAAGAAATTTCATTTCTACAATGAAGAACAACAGTAACATTGGTCGCAATCTTAACTTTATGGTTGCTGATAAAGTTACAAAAAAGTATCTTGGTGTTGTTTGTATTAGTTCTGACTTTCTTGATTTGACACCTAGAGACAAAACTATTGGTTGGTCGCGTGAATTGAAAACTCAAGGCGGCATGATCAATCATACTGCGATTGGTTCTACGATTGTTCCATTTCAGCCTTTAGGTTACAACTATGTTGGAGGTAAACTTCTTGCTTTATTGTGCCTATCTGATGAAGTTCAATCTCTTTGGAAAAAACAATATGGAGATACTTTGATTGGTGTAACAACAACATCTCTTTACGGTAAGACTAAGAGTGGTGGTCTATCTCAATATGATAACCTTGATCATTGGAATCCTATGGGATTTACATCAGGTTCTGTATCGTTTGAACCTAACAAAGAAACAAGATATATGATCAGAGAGTGGTTGAAGAAAAATCATACTCGTAAATATTTTGAGTGGTATGTAGCAAAAAGACCTACAGGTCAACCACACAAAAGAGACCACAAAAATCGTTCTTTGACATTTGCCTACTCAAAGATGAACATACCAAAAAACTTGATTCGTTCTGAACACGCAAGAGGTATCTACTTTAGTCCTTTGTATGACAACTCTTATGAATTTCTTCGTAAAGAAATCACAGAAGATAAATTGGTCAAATCTTTTGATACAAGTTATGAAGCATTGACTAAGATATGGAAAGAGAAACATGCTCGTGGTCGCATAGGTTTTCTCAAAAAGAAGGATAAAGTTTCTACCGAAACTCTGTTCTATGATGATCTTATTTACCTGACTTGGCAAGAGGCGAGAGATAAATATTTGCCTCAAGTTGGACGATAAGTGTAGTATGATGTTCTTAATGCGGAGAGTCCGAGACAGCCTATCCCAATAGGCAGGCAGGTTTAACTCCTGCGATCCGCTCCAACCCTTTGATTCCAAAAGGTTTTTTAATGGTTGACAAACTATACTGGCTATGATACAATAGTAGTATATTGTTAATAGGACTTATCATGTCATTCACCGTTGAATCTAAATCTCAACTTGCCCGTCTGATGGCAACCGAGAATCTCCACATCCAACACATTAAGGCACAAACAGCAAGTTTTGATCCTATCAAGCGTGTTCTATATCTTCCAATTTGGAAAGATATGACAGGCGTGATTTACGACCTCCTTACAGGACATGAGGTTGGTCACGCACAATACACTCCTGCTGATGGTTGGCATTCTGCCGCAACTGACAAATCCAAAAATAAAAGTTACAAAGGATTTTTGAATGTTGTTGAAGATGCCCGTATCGAGAAAAAAATCCAACGAAAGTATCCTGGTCTTCGTTCATCCTTCAAGTCTGCTTATCAAGAATTGATGAAGCGTGATTTTTTCGGTGTTGCAAATCGTGATATTGATACTTTGGCGTTTATTGATCGTTTGAACCTGTATAGCAAATCACAATGGACTTTAGGTGTTTCTTTTAATGCTCAAGAAACCAAAATGGTTCAGAAAGTCCGTGATGCAGAAACTTGGGAAGAAGTAGTCAAAATCGCTGATGAAATTTTTGAGTATTCGAAAGAAGAACAACAAGAATTACAAATGTCTGATTTTCAATTTTCATTTGATAATAGTTATTCGAATTCTGATGAAGATGATAATGAAGAAAATGAAGGTGAAGAAATTGAAGATGATGGCGAATTGAAAGCCCGTGATTCTGAATGTGAAGAAGATGAAGATGGTGAAGAATCGGAAGATGATGAAGGAGGTCTAATCAATCATAACAAAAAATCGAAAGATTGTGACTTTGAACCAGTTTGTGCAACAGATGACAACTATCGTAAAAACGAAATGTCTCTGCTTGATGAAAAATCAAAAGATTATTGTTACTATTCCATACCAAAATCTAACATTGAGAACATCATTGTTCCGCATAATATTGTCCACCTTGGTATGGACAAATCATATGGTGAACAAAATATAGATGATGCGAAGAAAAATTCATTGTATATGGAATTCAAGAAAAACAATGAACGATACATTAACCTGCTAGTCAAAGAATTTGAAATGCGTAAGGCTGCCAAATCTTTCAGTCGTTCGCGTCTTTCTGATACTGGTGAAATTGATGTATCGAAACTTTCTACATATCGTTTTGATGATAACATTTTCCGCAAAATGCTTTTGGTGCCGAAAGGTAAATCGCATGGTTTAGTATTGCTGCTTGACAAATCTGGATCAATGCAAGATATCATCGGTAACTCGATTGATCAAATTTTGATTCTCACCATGTTCTGCCGCAAAGTGAATATACCTTTTGTTGTCTATGGATTTGGTAATTCGATAGATGGTTTTGTTTCAGATTTGAAAAACTCCAATAAAAAAGATATACTTACTGACAAGGCAAATGTCCATGAAAATTATAAATCGTTTGAATGGAAAGAAAACGCGATAGCATTCGCCAATGTTCGTTTGCGTGAATATCTAAATTCAAATATGAGTGTTGCTGAGTTTACCAAATCTGTAAAAAATATGTTGATTTTGCGTGATTGCTTTAAGTATCGCAGAAGTTATTATCCTCCAGTTAGCGAAATGTTGTCGAATACACCTTTGACACAAGCAATCGTGGCATTGGCAGATGTAACAAAACAGTTCAAACGAAAAAACAATTTGGACATTTTGAATTTGGTAATTGTGCATGACGGTGATGCCGATTATACTTCCGAAGTTTGCAAAACAGTATCATCTCCTTATGTTAAAGCATATCGTAGTTCAGTAGAAATGCAGTTTGTCAAAAACAATTGTTTTATTGTAGATGAAAAAACTAAGTTTTGCCGAAAAGTTGGCTATAGAGATGAAATGCATCCTGTAATTATGGAGTGGTTCAAAATGGTTACAGGTTGCAAAATCTTTTCTTTCTACCTTTCTGAACGAACTTCTAAAACCAAAAACTTAATCCTTGCCAAAAAATCAAAAGAGATCACTCTCCTTAAAGTTGAAGAATTGATGAAACAGTTCAAAAAAGAAAACTATGTCAGTTTGAAAGTTAATGGTTACGATAACTTTTTCATCACGGCTCCAATGGATGTTTCTGAAGATGATTCGTTTGAAAGTCTTGCATCAGATGCCGAATCGTTGCGTAGTATCAAAACGGCGTTTTCGCAATTCAATAAGAAACGCTCAGTCAGTCGGGCAATGGTTGGTCAGTTCATTCAAGGTATCGCACTCTAGGGCTTGACAAAGTTCCTAGTTTGTGATACTATATCGTTATACATTGTGATAGGAGTTTTACATTATGAATCGTAGTGAGAAAAAACAAAAGTTCTTTGATGAATTGTCTGCTTTTGGCAAGTCTACGGTAACATTAGCAGAAGTTAAACTTGCTTGTGAGAAAGCAGGAATCAAAAGTTCTTTTTTCTTTACTAAAGAAGATCAGAACCGCGCTGGTCGTGGTCTGTATCATGTACCTAATGTTGTTTGCAATATGCAAGCCAAAGTAATTTCTATGCCAACCAATACTGAAAAAAATAAAATTGCTAGTGTTGCAACAGACCTTGATGCTACGAATTTGGTGCCTTCGCAATACAAGAACTATGTACCGTTTGGTAACTTTGCGGATGTTCTTGCTATCGTAGAATCAAAGCGATTCTTTCCTGTGTTCATTTCTGGTCATTCTGGTAACGGTAAGACCATGTCTATTGAACAAGCCTGTGCCAAGGCTAAACGCAAATTCGTATGCGTTTCAATGACACCTGAAACTGATGAAAGTGATTTGCTTGGCAATTATGTTTTGATTGATGGCAGTATGCAATGGCGCGATGGTCCTGTAACCACCGCTGCTCGTCAAGGCGCTGTATTGTGTATTGATGAAATTGATTACGGTGCTCAGAATCTTTCCTCACTACAACGGGTTCTTGAAGGCAAACCTTTCATGTTGAAAAAGAAAGGTGAGTTGGTTGTTCCTGCTGAAGGTTTTACCGTGTTCGCTACTGCAAACACTAAAGGTAAAGGTTCAGAAGATGGTCGTTATATGTTCACTAATGTTCTGAATGAAGCATTCCTTGAGCGTTTTCGTACCACTATGGAACAAGAATTTCCTCCTGTTAGGATCGAACGCAAAATTATCGAAAAGGAACTTACTTCTATCGGTCGCGCAGATGAAAAGTTTGCTGAAAATCTTGTTTCTTGGGCAGAAGTAATTCGTAAAACTTTTTCAGAAGGTGGTTGCGATGAATTGATTTCTACTCGCCGACTTGTTCATATCGTTGAGACATACGGTATCTTCGGTGACAAAACTAAGGCAATCAAATTGTGCCTGAATCGTTTTGATGTAGATACTCAAATGAGTTTCTTTGATCTGTATACCAAGATTGATTCGGGTACAACAGATACTGCGAATACTGAACCTGTCAAACCAGTTTCAACGGGTGAAGTTGCTTTCTAATGTATTGTTTGCCTGTAAAATACTTGACATTATAGTTAGGTATGATACAATGTATGAAATTTGAGAGACTGTCTCACCTCAAATAGATAATTTATAGAGACTAATTTAATATGGAGATTTTTCAATGCGTAAATCCGCTAAAGAAAAAATGTTGAATGTTCTAACTAAGACCAGCGGGTATAATACCTTTACGGTTGCTCAGGCTCAACATCGTTTTGGTATCACCAATGTTTCAGCCCGTATCAACGAACTTCGTGAAGAAGGCTATCCAATTTACACCAATCGCAAAACTCTTGCTGATGGTCGTACCATTTCAGTTTACCGTCTTGGCACACCTAGCAAGAAAGTTATTGCTGCTGGTATTGCCGCTTTGCGTAAACAAGGCGACCGCGCTTTTGCCTAATAGTAGGTGAATTAGACGCTAAGGAGAGATATATATTTTATATCTCTCCTTTTTTTTAATGGATACACTATGGAAATTCAAGTAAATGTAGATGATTTGAAAAAGAATAAATTGTTCATTGCCACACCAATGTATGGTGGCATGGCTCACGGGTTGTATATTAAATCATGCCTTGATTTACAAACAACTATGACCCGTTATGGCATTGAAACAAAATTTTCATTTCTCTTTAATGAATCACTCATCACAAGAGCGAGAAATTACCTTGTAGATGAATTTTTACGCACAGACTATACACACTTACTGTTCATCGATTCAGACATTCATTATTCACCCCAAGATATCATCGCATTGATTGCTTTGGATAAAGATATCATTGGTGGTCCTTATCCCAAGAAATCTATCAATTGGGCTAATGTAGCAGAAACTGCTCGTAAACATCCTAACCTTGAACCTAGGGAATTAGAAAATCTTGTAGGTGAATATGTTTTCAATGTCGTTAAAGGCACAAAACAATTCCAAGTTTCTGAACCTCTTCAAGTTATGGAGATTGGAACAGGACATATGTTGATCAAGCGTCAAGTCTTTGATAAGATGAAAGAGGCTTATCCAATGATTCGCTATAAACCAGATCATGTTGGTCAAGCAAACTTTGATGGTTCACGATACATTCATGCTTACTTTGATACTGTAATTGATAGCACAGACAGTATTACAGGTGGCGGATCAGATCGTTATCTATCAGAAGACTATATGTTCTGCCAAATGTGGCGAAAAATTGGAGGTGAAATTTACCTCTGTCCTTGGATGAAAACGCAGCATATTGGTACTTACGCATTTACTGGTAATATGCCTGCTGTTGCACAATATACAGGTCGTTTGTAATGACAATCACTTATAACTGTGTTCAAGAATATGTCAAAGCGTCACAAACTGCCACCACTGGTGGTCGCAAGTTTGACGGCGGTAAACTAGAATATGGTTTGCTGCCGCCTCTTGCGCTTAAAGCGACTGTTGATGTTCTGACTGTAGGTGCTCAAAAATATGAGCGTGACAACTGGAAAAAAGTACCAGATTCTAAACGCCGATATTTTGATGCCATGCAGAGACACATTTGGGCATGGAAAGAAGGTGAGCAAAATGATCCTGAAACAGGCAGAAATCACCTAGCCCATGCTCTTTGTTGCCTCATGTTTCTATATGAACATGATATACTGTATTCTGTTGATGAAAATCTTAATAATGGAGTAACAAATGAAATTATCAAATGAAACTCTTTCTGTTCTAAAAAACTTTGGTGCAATCAACCAAGGTATTATGTTCAAGAAAGGTAAGACACTCAAAACAGTTTCTTCACAAAAAAATATTCTAGCAGAAGTGAATATTGCAGAAGAAATTCCTGCTGACTTTGGTGTATATGATATCAACAGTTTCCTTTCTGTTGTATCTTTGCACAAAGAGGATCCCTCTTTTGATTTTGATGAGAAGCATGTTTTGATTGTTGGTAACAAAGGTCGCAGTAAAACAAAGTATCGTTTCTGTGAACCTGCAATGATTGTTTTGCCTCCCGAAAAACAATTGACTATGCCTGATTCAGACATTTCTTTTGACTTGTCTTCAGAAGATTTTGATTGGGTTATGCGTTCGGCTAATGTTCTGTCTTCACCAAACATTGCTGTGGAATCTGATGGTCAGAAAGTTAACATCGTTACACTTGATGTTCAAAATGATAGCGCACACACCGAGTCTCTTGAAATTGGAAATGGTAATCAATCGAAGTATCGCATGATTTTCAAAACTGAAAACTTGAGTAAGATTCTTCCTGGTTCTTATGAAGTGAAAATTTCTTCAAAAGGAATCTCACACTTCAAAAACAAAAACTTACCTCTACAGTATTGGATTACTACAGAAGTAGGTTCTAATTTTCAAAAGGAATAATATGAATGCAGGTGTTGTAGTGTAGTAGAAGTGTAGTAGAAGTGTAGTAAATGTAGTAAAAACTCAAAGTCTAAGGACTTTTTAATCAAACTCTAAGGAGAATACCATGAAAAGTAACATCATTAATATCACGCAAAAAATCCAAGGTGAAGCAACAATCAAATCGCCTTTTTTCTTGTACCAGTTACATAAAAACAATAAGTTGTTTTATGATCGTGAGAGGTTGCAAAGACTTCTTGTTCGCTGGCATGATGCAAAAGTTAATTCATACTTGTTTACTGCATTTAATGGAGCATCTGTTAAAGATTGTTTCCAACTTGCAGAAATCAAACCAATTGTTGAAGATTTGCAAAATAATCTGAAACCAAATTCTGATAACTATCAATTCATTGAAGAGAACTTATCTTACTTTCAAAAGTTAGTTGAAGAAGGATATGAGTATCTTGTTCTTGATGGTCAACATCGAATCGATACCCTTGTTAGATATTTCGATAACGAATTCTCGTTCAAACCTATTGAATTGATTCGTATGCGTATCGAAAACGAACAGGGATGTATTGATGTAAAAGGAAACTTTAATAAACTTCCTGAAGATATTCAGAATCATTTGATGAAGAATATTCCTTTGATTGTTGTCATTTATAAAACTGGAGACTTGCGCGAACTTGCTCGTATCTTCATTACTGCTAATAGCATGATGCCGATGACCAAGCATGAAAAACGCATTCTTAATTACAATGAAATCAATCGTTGGCTAAATCAATTGTGTTTGAATGACATTAACATTCGTGATATGTTTAATAGTGTAGGTTCTGGAATGACTGGAGAATATTCTCTTGATCACAAAGGAGATACTCTATTTGTTGCAGAAATGTTGATGTATATCAACAACAATAATTATGATGGTTACGATTCTGATATTCTTGATGATGTTCTAGGTCCTTATCCTTCAGGCAAAGTGAATATTTCTTCTGGTGATAAAGATATGACCAAGAAAATTTTCAAAATCATGGCAGATGGTTGTTCACAATATGATATTAGAAAATTGAAGAAGTTTACTAAATCAAGTTTTTACAATCTGTTCTATACTGTCTCCTTTATTCTTCAAAAAGGTAATATTTGGGGTAAGAAAAAAGATATAGACGGTCAATATAAAATTGTTAATCCTGCCTTGTTTGTGAAATGGTTCTTTGATGAAGAATTCAAACGAATCAATGCTCCAGGTACTAAAATTGCCTATAAAAATGCAAAAGGTACCACTAAGTATCAGATTCACGATTGGTCGTTTGCTAAACACAACGCAGATCAGAAACATGCTCGTAAAGAGTGTGTAGCTGGTGATGGTGGATCAAAGTATACTTTCGATAGCTGGGGTCGTGTTCAATATCTCCTTGAAGATTTGAATTCTCGCTTGACTAATCTTGAAAAAACGAATATAATTTCTAAGGTTGGTTCACGCACAACCATGTCTCGTGATGAAGCACTTGTTGCACTTGATGTACCACTTTCATTGTCAGGTAATATTGAAATCAATGAAATTGTTCCTGTTTCAAAAGGAGGCATAAGAGAAATAGGAAACATCGAAGCACTACCTAAAGACATGAATCGTTCTCAGAGTGATCGGATTCGTAGAGTGTCTTAAGTTTTGAAGTTTTGTTTTAATTATAAATTATGATTTTTGTGAAAGGTGTATATGGAGAATATGATTTGGGTGGAGAAGTATCGTCCCAAAACGATTGAGGAGTGTATTATTCCTGAGAGGCTGAAAAAGCCTTTTCAGGAATATGTCAATCAAAAAAACATACCTAACCTGCTACTATCAGGTAGCCCTGGTGTAGGTAAAACGACTGTTGCAAAAGCCATGTGTAATGAGATTGGTTGTGATTACCTGGTTATCAATGGTTCTGATGAAAGTGGTATCGATACTTTCAGAGTTAAGATTAAGAACTATGCTTCATCTATGTCATTGTCTGGTGGTAAAAAAGTCATTATCATCGATGAAGCAGACTATCTAAATCCAAACTCCACACAACCAGCCTTGCGTAATGCGATTGAAGAATTTGCAGTCAATTGCACCTTCATCTTCACTTGTAATTATAAGAATCGAATCATTGACCCACTCCATTCTCGGTGTGCGGTCATTGATTTCGGTTTGAAGAATGGTGAGAAGGCTAAGATGGCTTCTGCATTTTTCAAACGAATTCAATCAATTTTGCAAAGTGAAAATGTTGAGCATGATGACAAAGTTATTGCTGAACTGGTCAAGAAACATTTTCCTGACTTTCGCCGTATCATAAACGAACTGCAAAGATATTCACAGTTTGGCAAGATCGATACAGGTATCTTGGCTCAAATTGCTGATATCTCTATCGCCGAGATTGTAAAGTTTATCAAAGAAAAAGATTTTGGTTCTATTCGTAAGTGGGTTGGGTCAAACGAAATCGATCCTAACACCCTGTTTAGGAAGATTTATGATGGAATGTATGACACATTGAAACCAAATTCTATTCCACAAGCAGTCTTGATTCTTGCAGACTATCAATATAAAGCGGCTTTCGTTGCAGACCAAGAAATTAATACTGTTGCTTGTCTGACAGAGTTGATGGTGAACTGTGAGTTCGCATGAGTCCGTTCGACTTTGTTAATTCTATTCTACAAAACAAGAAGCAGTTAATTGTAGATGACCTGACGGAGAAAGAATATAACCCCTTCATCATAAATCGCAGCCTGTCCTATCATAGAGACTGCATCATTTATGCGAATGAAATGAATCGCAGGCACTTCCTTGATAAAAAGATGCAAAATGATTTTTTGCTAAATACCATAAGGTCACAGAAAAGACCCTTTGCAAAGTGGATTAAATCAGAGAAAAGTGAAAATATAGAATGCGTTAAAGCATATTTCGGATTCTCCGATTCAAAAGCCAAAGAAGCACTTAGGCTCCTCAGCGAAGAACAAATCCAACAATTAAAAGAAAAAACCGATATCGGTGGATTAGGAAAGTGATATGATAGATTTGGCTAAATTTATTGAGGTCAAACTCAACGAACAGGATGATTTTTTAAAGGTCCGAGAAACACTCACTCGCATAGGAGTTTCATCACGCAAAGATAAAATCCTATATCAGTCCTGTCACATTTTGCACAAACAGGGATACTATTATTTGGTGCATTTCAAAGAATTATTTGCTTTAGATGGAAAGCCTTCTAATATTTCAGATAACGATATTCAAAGGCGTAATGCGATAGCTAAATTATTAGAAGAATGGGGTCTCATTACAATTATGAATCCTCAATTAATTGGCGAAGAAATTGCTCCGTTGCATCAAATTAAAATTATTTCTTTCAGGGAAAAGGATGATTGGCAGTTAGTGCCTAAATATAATATAGGTAAGAAGCCTCATCAGTAAGAATATCCCAGGGATGGGAACTACCATACCGTTGAAGGGTAGTAAAATAATCAGCGGTGCCAACGCCTAATGGGTTGGATTATTTAACTTGCTTAATAAGGAGAAAACTATGGCAGCATTTACACCATTTGCACATTCATCATTTTTGGGTTACGACAGAATTTTAGATGAAGTTGAAAGATTCTTGTCTAATGATGTGAAACCCGTATCTAACTTTCCACCTACCAACATCATAAAACTAGATGATTCTCGTTATCTTGTTGAGATGGCAGTAGCTGGTTTCTCTAAAGATGAAATCGAAATCACTACCAAAGATGGTTCTCTGACCATTGCTGGTAAAAAAGCAGAAAACAATCAGTATCAACAATATCTTCAGCGAGGTATTGGTGCAAGGTCTTTCACCAAATCTATCAGTATTGCTGATACGGTTGAAGTAAAGGGTGCCGACTTAAAAGACGGTATTCTACGCATTGGTCTGGAAAATATTATTCCAGAAAGCAAGAAAGCCCGTAAGATTGAAATTGGTTCTGATCTAACGGAGTTTCAACCACAACTTCTGCAAGAGAAGAAAGTGGCTTAATAAGTAGGACAAAGTGGGGCGCAATGCCCCACTCATTATAATGGAGTTATTATGACAAACAGTAGTTTTAAACTTGATAGATCAGTAAAGAGACAAATGGCTCTTATGTATGATAAGAGCAAGAGTAATCAATATAAAAAATTGATGATTTATGCTCAATTGGAAGCAGCAAAGCCTCCGCCTGTAATTAAAGAAAACAAAAAGTGAAATCAAAATTTATAGAAGCACATATGAAAGCAGCAGAGGTGTATGCTGAACTTTCATCGGCAAGGCGTCTTCATGTTGGTTGTGTTATTGTAAAAAATGATACGATCATTGGCATTGGTTACAATGGTATGCCATCTGGTTGGGATAACAACTGCGAAGAAGAAATTAAATGGCCAAATGGGCAGATTCAATTTCTCAAAAGTAGACCAGAAGTCCTTCATGCAGAGACTAATGCTATTGCTAAGGTTGCAAAGTCAACCAACTCTAGTGATGGTGCTGCTATGTTTATCACCCATGCTCCATGCCTTGATTGTGCCAAACTAATACATCAGTCTGGTATTAAATCTGTGTTCTATAGAAATGAATATAGAGATACATCTGGTGTTGACTTTTTAAAAAATTGTAATATAGAGGTTGAAAATGTCTAAAATTTATCCAACAAGAGTTCTTGAGACTTGTGACAATGGTGATGCTATCATTGAGATACCTGATGAGTTGTTATCAGAATTAGATTGGCGTGAAGGTGATACCGTTCATTGTGAAACTCAAGGAGATTCTATTGTAGTTAAAAACTTAACAATCAATAGAACTGTTTTTTCCGATGTTGCTAAGTTTATGATGGCATGTGGACAAACATTAGTTACAAATAATCCTGTTCAAGCATCATTGTATAAAAAATTAATCGATGAAGAATACGATGAATTCATTCAAGCGATAATGGCGAACGATGAGGTAGAACAGATAGATGCCTGTTTCGATATGATTTGGGTAATTATTGGCTATATGTTATCGAAGGGTTGGAATTGCCCTGCTATTTGGCAAGAAGGTTCTAAATCTAACCATGCTAAGATTGACAAAGTAACTGGTGTGGTATTGAAAAGAGAAGATGGCAAAGTAATGAAGCCTGAAGGTTGGCAACCACCAAACTTCTCTAAATTTGCCTCAAAGTAAACGACATTTGTGTTACAATTATTTTTTAACTTAATAGAAGGTACTAAATGAACATTCGTGAAATCGCTAAGAAAGTCGCCATCGAGAACAAGATGCCCAAGGCAGAGAAGTATGATATGCATTTGAGGGATTACGATGATATGGTTGAAATTATTGGGTATGTTCCTGATCCCACTCTCAGCATGAGTGATTTTGAAGGTCGTGAGATGTTGTTCCCTAAACGATGGGTAACTATTGGCGTTCTGCCAGCGGAAACTGAAGTTACTATTTGAGGTTAATATGAATATTAAACTTATTACATTTAAAACAAATCACACAATCATGGGTGAGATGATATCAGAAAATGATACATCAATCAAAATTAAACATTGTGTGCAAGTGGTGATGGTTCCTCCTTCAGCACAAAATACACAAGGCGGAGTAGCGTTTTCTCCTTTCATTGAGTATGCAGAAGAGTTTAAAACTGGATTTGAAATCAAAAAAGATGACATTCTTATGATTAATAGTCCTATTATCGAACTTGAAAATCAATATAACACAGTCTTTGGATCAGGTATTCAAATTGCAAAGCCAGGATTTAATCTATAAGAATGAGTAAATTTTACACGAATGTTGCCTTGTATGGCAACAATATTCTTTTTCGTGGTGTTGATAACGGTCGGCGAGTAAAGACAAAAGTTCCTTACTCGCCGTCTTTGTTTTTGTCCAGCAATAAACCTACCGAATGGAAAACTTTGTTCGGTGAGTACCTTGCAGAGATGAAATTCTTAGATATCAAAGATGCCAAAGAGTTTATCAAGAAGTATAAAGATGTAGATAACTTTAAAATCTATGGTCAAGATAGGTTTGAGTATGCATTTATTGCAGATGAATTCAAAGGACAAATTGATTGGGATATCAAAGATGTTTCTATTGCAGTAATCGATATCGAAGTTGGATCAGAGAATGGTTTTCCTGATCCATATGTTGCGACAGAACCTATCACAGCGATTTGTATCCGTTATCTAAATGGTCACACCTATGTCTATGGTTGTGGAGATTACAATAACTATAGTGATGATGTTACCTACTTGAAATGTAGAGATGAATACACCCTCTGCAAAAGGTTTCTTGAAGACTGGCAAAATAATTGTCCAGATGTAATCACTGGTTGGAACATAGACTTCTTTGATATTCCTTATCTATTCAATCGTTTCAACAGAATAGTCGGTGAAGAAGAAACGAAAAAGTTGTCGCCTTGGGGTAACATATGGGAAAGTAGCCGTAATTATAAGGGTCGAGAAATGATATCCTATAATATTACTGGCATTTCTGCACTTGATTATATTGAATTGTATAAGTGGTACGCTCCTGAAGGTAAGAGACAAGATAACTATCGCCTTGATACGATTGCAAACTCTGAACTTGGTGAAAGTAAATTGTCATATGATGAATATGATAACCTTCATCAGTTGTATCGCCTCGACTATCAAAAGTTTATTGATTATAACATCAAAGATGTTGACCTGATTCTAAAACTTGAAGACAAACTGAAGTTGCTTGAGTTGGCATTGACCCTTGCTTATGATACCAAAACAAACTATGAGGATGTATTTGCACAAACTCGTATGTGGGATGCTTTGACTTATTCTTATTTGCTTGAGAGAAAGATTATTGTCCCTCCTCGTAGAGTGCAACATAAAGATAATGCATTTGACGGTGCATATGTTAAAGAACCTCAGATCGGTATGTTTAAGTATGTTGCATCGTTTGACTTGGACAGTCTGTATCCCCATTTGATGATGCAGTATTCTATCTCACCAGAAACTTTGGTTGATGTTAAAGATTATACCGATGAAATGCGTGATATCATTTCACAAGGTGTTTCTGTTGACAAACTATTAATGAAACAGGTAAATACTTCCGAACTTGTTAATGTTACAATCACACCAAATGGTCAATTCTTTAGAACTGACAAGGCAGGTTTTCTTGCTGATATGATGGAAACAATGTATGAAGATCGTAAAAAGTTTAAGAATCTAATGTTGAAATACAAACAAGATTATGAAAACGAAAAAGACGAATCTAAAAAATATGAGATTGAAAAACTGGTTGCAAAATATAACAATCTACAACTAGCGAAAAAAGTTTCTCTCAATAGTGCCTATGGTGCCCTTGGCTCACAGTATTTTAGGTTCTATGATCTTCGTATGGCTTTGGGTGTTACTTCTGCTGGTCAATTATCGATTCGTTGGATTGAAAATAAAATCAATGACTACATGAACAGTCTGTTGAAGACTGATACTGATTATGTTATCGCATCAGATACTGATTCAATTTACCTCAATCTAGGTCCTCTTGTAGATAAAGTATATGGTGTTGACGGTAAAGTAAATATGCCTGAAAGTAAAGTTATTGATTTTATGGATCGTGTGTGTGAAGACAAGATCAAACCATATATTGATAAAAGTTTCACAGAACTTGCAGACTATGTTCATGCCCGAAAACAGAAGATGCGAATGAAAAGAGAATCATTGGCAAACAAAGGTTTCTGGACAGCAAAGAAAAGATATGCATTGAATGTATATAATAATGAAGGTGTTGTGTATAGTGAACCTGATGTTAAAGTGATGGGTCTTGAAATGGTCAAGTCTTCAACGCCGCCTATGGTTCGTGATAAGATGTATGAGATGGTAAATCTTATTATGAAATCCGATGAACAGACGGTGCAAGAATTCGTTGCAAAGTTCCGAGAAGAATTCAAAACTTGGCCAGTAGAAGAAATTTCTTTCCCTCGCGGTGTGAACGGCATTAATGAGTATTCGGATAATATTACACAATATAAGAAAGGTACGCCCATTCATGTCAAGGGTGCCATTCTATATAATAATATGCTGAAGAAACATAACCTTACCAAGAAGTATGAGGCAATCAAAGATGGTGAGAAACTAAAGTTTACTTACCTGAAGCAACCAAACATTTTGAAAGATAGTGTCATATCTTTTCCAGTTAGATTGCCTAAAGAGTTTGGTTTGGAACAATACATCGATTACGATACACAGTTTGATAAGTGTTTCATAGAACCGATGAAGATCATTTTAGATTGTATCGGTTGGCAGTTAGAGAAACAAAATTCACTAGAAGACTTTTTTGGATAAAAATAGGAGATTATTATGAGTTTATTGGACAAACTAAAGAAAAATACTACGATTAAAGAAAGTGCCATTTTGGCAAAATCTAAATTCTTCAATGAGAAGGATGTTGTAACGACTGGAGTGCCAATGGTAAATGTGGCACTATCAGGTAATTTAAATGGTGGTCTTACGCCTGGTCTTACAATGTGGGCAGGACCAAGTAAGCATTTTAAAACTGCTTTTTCTTTGCTCATGGCTAAGTCTTACATGGACAAGTATCCTGAAGCAGTTCTTTTATTCTATGATTCGGAGTTTGGTACGCCAATCAAATACTTTGAAACATTTGAGATTGATATGGACCGAGTGCTGCATACACCCTTAACTGATATCGAACAGTTGAAGTTTGATATTATGCAGCAGTTGCAAGAAGTTGAACGCGGCGATAAGTTGATTATTGTCCTTGATTCGATTGGTAATCTCGCATCAAAGAAAGAAGTAGAAGATGCACTTGAAGGCAAATCAGTTGCTGATATGAGCCGTGCGAAACAAGTTAAGAGTTTGTTCCGTATGGTAACACCTCACTTGAACCTTAAAGATATTCCAATGGTTGTTGTCAATCATACTTACAAAGAAATCGGTA